AGGTGGAACTTGTCGTCAGGACGCCCGAGCTTCTCGGGACAGAACGGGCAGCAGTATCGACGCTCGTTTCCCCTTGATGCGGGGAGGGAGTAGCCGAGCAGGTTGCTCAGCGTGGGGTCATCGAACACTGCTTGCACTGGCCTACTTCTTCGGGTTGGGGTTCGGAATCTCGCGGATCATCATCCGGTCACGGTCGACGGAGACGTAGATGATCTCCTTGTCCTGACCACGGCGGACCTTGTCTACCCAGACTCGGGCGATCTCCGGCTTCGTCGCCTTCTCCGCAGGAGCTTGGTTGAACGAGAGGACCATGTCCGAGTTGTCACCGGGGAGCTTCGAGTCCTGTAGGTTGTCCTGCGTGATGACCTTGTTCTCGTCCTTGCCGACCCAACGCTGCACCTGAGAAGCACCCCAGGTCAACAGCTTGAAGTCGTTCGACAGCATGTTGAGCCCGTCGTAGATGCGACCCATACCGGCGTAGCCACTGCCCTCGCTGTTCGAGGCACCCTTCATCTTGCCAGGATAGTCGACGATGAGCATGTCGACCTTCACACCATCCCGGTTCTCGACCTGGGAAACGAGAGACCTCAGCGTGTTGATGTCGCAGCCACCTGCCGGGTACTGCTTGATCTTGAAGTAGTGATTGAACCGGGAGGTCGCCTCGGCCCTTGACATATACAGCTTACTCTTGGAGAGTACCTCTTCCAGAGTGCAGCCTGTGAGACGACAGGCGTAGCGAAGACCTGTGTCGACTTCGTTGAGGTCCGCTATGGTAACGTGGAGGACTCGCTTGCCCAGCTTGGAGGCGACAGCCCCAATGTTCACGAGCCAGGTGGACTTTCCCGCACCTGACGGGCCCATCACGAGGCAGACCTGACCGACAGCCGGACCACCTCGAGTGAACTTGTCCAGGCTCGGAAGCCCAGTCATGATCTTCTGATCGGGATTGTAGCCGTCCTGGCCCAGCGCCATCGCCGGCAGGTTGACCAGGTTCCCGATCAGGTCCATGCCGAGGTTCTGTGCCCCACTGCCGACAGCCAGCGCCCGGCGGACCATGGACTCCGCTTCGTCCACATCAGCGTTGGGATTCGACAACAGGTCGATGACCCCGAGAGTGGCCTGCCGGAGCGCCTGCCTCTTGCCGAAGTGGAGGACACGGTCCATGATCGCTTCGGAGTCGGACAGATCGACTTGGTAGATCCAGTCGATTGTCCGCAGGAGCTGATCGCGGTCAGCCTCAGCGACCTTGAACGATTGACAGAAGGCTTGAAAGTCCTCCACCAACGAATCCTTCGACGGGACCCTGCCCCACTTCTTGTAGAAGTCGAGCCCAATCCTCGATATCGTTTGGAGGTAGGAGTAGTCGAAGTATGCAGGACTTACGGAATCCCCATAGTTCGGAATGAACACGGGGTCTCGCAGGAGAAGTGCGGCGACCTTACACTGGTACGACTCGCCGAACTGATATGTGTCAGCCATTTATTTGATCATCGCCCCCAGAGACATGAGGAGGTTGTTGAAGTTCTCCGGCGGGAGTCCCTTCAACCGGATGTGAGCCTTGACATCGGCCATCGCTGCCTTCGCCCAGGCTCGCTGAGCCACAGCATGCAGCGTCTCCAAACACTCATCCCATTTTCCGATGTCGTTCTGATCCAACGAAGCTTCCATCTCGATGGCGGGCTTGATTGACTCGTAGTTACCGAGGTTGATAGTCTCCTCGATCTTGACTCTCATCATCTTGAATTGCAAGTGGCCTCCCTAGGTGGACGTTCCCAGAAGCTTCCTGATCTCCTCCATACCCGCCACGACCTCGTACTCCTCCCGCTTGTAGATCGCCTGACGCTCCTTGAATTGTTTCGCGAAGTACGAATGGTTGTGCAGGTCAAAATCGAACATGAAGCAACGGTTGCCGAACGAAGCGTCCTTCTTGGCACGCATGATACGACCGTTCCGTTGGATGACCTTGCGGTACTTCTTGACCCCTCCCGACGGGATGAGTGCGTTCATCCTCGGGATGTTGATTCCCTCGTCGAACACGGGGGTAGCAACCGTGATTGAAGCCTGACGACTCTCCACGTACTCCCTGTAGACCTGAATCGGCCAGGACTGTTCTTGGAACTGTCCCTCGGCGTCGAAATACTTGACCTGTTGGCCGCCTGTCATCATCACAGCCGGAAGTCCGAGCTGGGAAACACCCTGCAGGAGGCTGAGTGCGTGGTCCTTCTGCTGCGTCAGGAGCATGACGTGGAGGTCCAGCTTGTACAGCCAAGCCGCCAGGTCAGTCATGGCCTTGTTCAGCATCTTGTTGTCGACGATGCCAGCCCGGTAGACCTTGTGCCAGTCGAAGCCGTGGACCTTGGGACACCACAGGTCGATGGTCGTCATCAACGGTTCGGCCAGGTAGCCTCTCCGCCATAACCATGAAGCAGGCAGGCGGACGAGGACAGGCCCTGTGATGCCCATCAACCGGATGGCGTTCGCATCGACTTCCTCGGGGTCCATCGAGAACGCATCGAGACCGTAACGGTACTGCGCACCACATCTCGAGCCGATGGCCATCCAAGAGTCCGCCTTGAGGTGAGCGCACTCGTCAAACACGAGGATGTTGACGTCCTCGAGGAGCTTCTTGACGTCCTTGTCACTGCGCTTCAGGCCAGCATACAGCGAAGCACAGATCGCAACAGTGATCGGTTGGTCGAACTCGCTGAACGCATCCCCGACTCGGCCGACGTTCGTGATGCCAGCTTCGTGGAACTCATCGTAAACCTGGTTCAGGAGGTGAACACCACCGACGACGAAGAGTGCCTTCCTACCGACAGGCTGTTCTGCGAGCAACGTCCGGAGGATGTGGATGACCGCGATGCCGATCTTCGTCTTCCCAGCACCAGTGGCCAGATTGGCGATGCCCCTCTTCGACCGGATCATCTTGAACACGCACTGGACCTGGTAGTCCCGCAACGTGATCATCCGATTTGGAAAGCAGTGGCGGTCGACCTTGAAGTCATCACCCACACCCCAAGCCGGATTCTGGTCGTCGATCTTGAGTGGGTCGTCAGGCCTGACAGTCTTCCATTGCTCGATCAGCCAGGGGATCACCCCCGAGAAGAAGTCTCCATCAGCCCCGATGAGGCTGACAGGCTCCTGCTCATCTCCAGCCTGAAACGTAAGCAGCCTACGTAGATCCTCCATTTCGGCAGGATCCCCGTAGGCTGTTGTTCGTATCGTTTCTTGGACCAGCCGCACTGTTACCTCGTGAGGAAGTGCATCCGCTGGATCGTGAAGTTGTCGTCGGTGAGTCGCAGCTCCATCGGAACGAGGGGAAAGACTGTGTGGTCCCCAACCCGCGTCCAGCAGTTGATGATCAAGGCCTTGTTCTTGATGAACCAGTCGAGCAGTTTGTGCTCCTCGCTGTCAGCCAGAATCGGGAATGAGTTATCGAGAGCGTTAAGGGAGCCAGGCACCAAGGTCTTGGACTTCTCCCACATCATCTTGATGTCCTTTGGCTTCGGTTTGGGAGGAGCACCCATCAGATCCGCGTAGATCCTGACTCGCATGATTTCGCGGAGAAGGTCGGCACCACCCATCCAGTAAGAGATTTCCTTGAAGATGAGAAACGATAGGGGATCGAGAATCAGGAGAGGGAAGTTGGCTATCCGAACGTTGCAGGCCCACCTGATTAAAAGCCCGTAGTTCATCCTGGCTCGCAAGACCCCCTCGTCGGAGATCCTCAGTTTGAACGCTGACCAGTGGTAGACCAACTGAATCGGCTCCGGAGCTAGCTGGGGACGCTGCGCCCCGCCATTGTCTCGGATGAACTGAACGTCGGCAGAGAGCCAGGGGTACTCATCGGGCTTGTCACCGAGCACCTCCCGATGGAACCACTCAGGATCGTTAGCAACTTTCGCTGCCAACTTAAGTTGTTCCTCCCACGTCCCCGACCCGCCCAGCTTCTCTTCAGCTATCCTTTTGAGACTATACGATTTGGGTGCCATCGGCCCCTTAAAAGCCGGGTATTACCCCTGGTACACGCCAGGGATTACCGGGGTAACGCTCGGGGTTCCGCGGTCTTAATGTTCTCTCGGAAGTACTCATCTGCAACCTTCAGCAGATCGATGAGAATGGGTAGATCTTTCATCTTGAGGTTAGCGCCACGTTGGTACTTCGAGCCTCCCCAATTCTTCAATCGGATCTTCCGATAGATCACAGTATCATAGTAGACCATACCGTGATTGATGTTCCGATAGATGCAGACGCTCAGATACCCATCTGAACTCGTGAACATCCGCAGAAGATGCCCGCCAGCCGACGGCAGGTCAGCCGGGCCTATCTTTTCCTCTTGAGCTTGCCGAGGTTCCCCAGGAGTGTCTCGACGGACCCCAGGCGATTTCTCGCTGCCTGGATCTCGTGAGGGAGGGCGTCCTTGATTCGCAGAAGGCAGTAGCAATTTTGAAGACATTGGGTTGCACCAGCCTTTGGGGTAGTCGGAAGCAGATCTTTGGGAAACGGGGACCACTTGCGGAGTAGCCTGCAGCCAGGGCAAGGGTTGTTTGACTCCAAGACCCAGAAGATGAGAACGTCGTTCGGCAAGGCCAGGACACGAGCCGAGTCGAAGACGGAGTCAGCAGCATCAGCGTATGCTCGGAACCGACGATTTACTTCCGTCGACGAGAGCCCCTTGACGATGTCATCCAGAAAGCCGTTGAAGTAGCGCATCTCGTGGGACCAGGCTGATCGAACCCAACGTTGATCCTCGTCCGAAATCTCCGCGTACAGGTCACTCATACTACGCAGGTGCGGACCTGTACGTGTGCCTGCCACGAAGTTGCTCACATACGCCTTCTGCAATTCATTCTTGGTTAGTTTTATGAATTGAGTTTTTGATATTTTGGAATTAGAGAATCGAGAATAGAGGGAAGAGAAAGAATTCAGAAGCGCCTGCTTACGTGTACGCGATGCGTTTCTCTCTCGACCGGTCCTTGAACGACGGATGTCATGGAACGAAGCCCATCGGGCATGCCCGTGTGTAGAGGCATGTGCGCGGGCCGGGTTACCTTGGTGTGTACCGAGGTGCTTCGCTTCTGCAAGAGCTGCTTCGAGAAGCTCCTGATGAGCAGGGGTTCCGGCTGCGAATCCCATGCCCTCCAAGATGCTTTCGAAACTATGCTGCGGGTGCTGCTGCATCTTCGACCTTGTTGTACTTCCCGTCTTCCTTGAGTTCGTAGATCACACCGGCGATGTCGATTCGAGGAGGCTTCCGTTTCGGAGCTCCGGGAACCGGCTGGTCTCGCTCCCCTTCGGCACCTTCTCCGACCATGTCAGCCTTCCTGGCCAACACGGTCTGCATGATGTCTTCCATCATCTGATGGTGATCCGTGGTGCTCTCTCGAGGAGCTTCCGGCTCAGGAGACTTGGCTGCATGCGGAGTCGGATAGGCGTCTTCTCCGGTGTCCTGTTTCCCACCCTCCGGATTGATGATGGGGACTTCGGCCTGCTTGACGAGCGCGACACGGAAGTACTTCTTGAGGTCAGTCTCCGTGAAGCCGAAGATCTTCCGGAGGATGTGCATGCGCCACTGGATTGGGTCGAGAGCCATGGACTCTCCCATGACCACCATTCGCTCCGCCATGTCGATGAGGATCTGGTCCGCTTCGAGGCGCTGGACATGTTCGATGGCTGAAGCCTCGAGCATCACGACCTTGAAGTTCTCCTTCTCAGTCGGCATCTCCCGCAGGGCCAGGTGGATCTGACAGAGACGTACCAGACCGTTGATGATGGACCTCTGGAGCTTCTTGACGAGGCGCGCGAACCGGATGTCCTGAGAGGAGATCGTGTTCCGGGCATCCACGTCACCCTCGAAGCCGAAGTGAGCTTTGGGGGCTCGCAGAGAGCCGAAGAGCTGGTTGCGCTTGTGATCGACGTCAGCCAGGGAGCTGATGTTGGGCTCAGCCGGGATGACCTTGACCTCTGTTTCCGAGCCTTTTCGCTTGGGCCAGAAGATGTCCTCATCCATGGCCAGTGGGTCATACAGCTCAGAAACCTCACCCGAGATGTAGTCACGCCAGTGAGCTCTCGTGAAGATCGACTGGTAGTTCCGCAGGATGCCGGGGATCTCCGCCGGAGCTGCGTTGCCCACGTCGATATTGTAGATGCGCTTGTCAGTGCTCTTCGTCATGCGGAGCACGAGGAGCATGTCGTCGATCATCTTATACTGCTTGCCTGACCGACTGGCGTTCCGCAGGAGCGAAGTGCCGTAGACGTTGCCGCCGGAACGCGAGATGTACTTGCGTGTCCTGATGCGGAAGTGAACGAAGTCCCACGGGTTGAACATGTCCTCGTCACGGATCTGGTTCCCACCGAGCTTGTCGGTTTCCATGAATCCGAGAAGGACGCCGTTCTCCTCTTCGACTCGTTCCACCTCACGTGGGTCGTACCACTGGAGACCCATGACCCCCAGGTGCGTTTTCTTGTCGTCGCTCTGTTCGGGATCGTGAAAGATCAGGCGAGCGAAGTCGTCCCCGTACTTGGAGACGTCACGAGCGAGTCCTTCGATGAACTCCTCGACCTCGATTCGCTTGAAGAGCTTGTTCAACTCGTCAACGACCTCCTTGTTCTTGCCCTCGATCCAGACCGACGACTGCCGTTGCTTGTCGATCTGTGTGGCATCCTCGGCGTAGGCATCGAGGACAGAAGCCACCTCGGGAATCTCATCTAGCTCGTCGTACAAGTCGTAGAGCTTGGTGCGATCCCGAGGTGTTTTCAGTGCATCGTTGTAGACATCATAGTTGGACCGACGACTTCGTCGGCCACCGCTCATCCCCGCATCTTTCGGTCCCTTGGTATTCGGTCCCCAACGGAAGAGTTTGCGGAGTGACTTTGTAACGCGATTAGGCATCGGTCCTCTTTGATGTCAGTTGGTTTTGTCGCAGTTCGATGCATCCCCACAGGTCGGGGCAGAGACCATGCAGGGAACGTACTTCGAGCTCTTGATGCGCTGGCAAGTCAGCACCCAGTCGAGTGGATCACCCGTGTGCGGACAGCCAATGGTCTGCATGTGCTTCAGGGCATCCTGACACGTGTAGGGATTCCCATCCGAACCCTTGGTCGGGAGGTTCGCAGGTGGGTAGTTGTCCCCGCACGCAGTGGAGACGAAGACCAGGAGCATGAATATCTTCTTCATGACACAGTCACCATGAGTTGGGAGATGTCCTGGGACAAGGTCGGGAAGTCGAACCCCGCAG